GTTTTTATTATGACTAACGTTGAAACACTGAAAAACGCTGTGACCGCCAAGTTTGGCACCTCTATCGTAAACAACTCCCAGATCAAACAAGTCGCCGCCGAGAACGGTATTGACTATGTTAAGGTCTACAACTCTTTGAATAAGTATCGCATCAAGCGTGGTCAGTATGACTTTAACTTGACCAAAGCTGCTGCTGTTCCTGCTCGCCCTGTTGCTCGTGCTGTTGCTCCTGCTCCAGCGCCAACTGTCGTTGCTGACTTGAACGTTGTGACTTCTGGCTTTACTCAGAACCTTGTGCCTGAGAAAGACCCATTGTTTGTCGCTTTCGGTAACTTTACTATGATCAAGAAAGTTATCTCTTCAAAGATGTTCTATCCTATGTTCGTGACTGGTTTGTCAGGTAATGGTAAGACGTTTGGTATTGAACAGGCTTGTGCCCAAACCAAGCGTGAAGTTATCCGTGTGAACTTTACTGCTGAGACAGATGAGGATGACTTGATCGGCGGCTTCCGTTTGGTTGCTGGTGAGACTAAGTTCTTCAAAGGTCCAGTTATTCGTGCCATGGAAATGGGTGCGGTGTTGTTGCTTGACGAGATTGACCTTGGCAACCCAGCTAAGATCATGTGTCTTCAGTCTATCCTTGAGGGTAAAGGATACTTCGTCAAAAAGACTGGTGAATATGTTGCTCCTGCTGAGGGTTTCAATATTGTTGCCACTGCAAACACTAAGGGTAAGGGTTCTGAAGATGGTCGCTTTATCGGCACTAACATCTTGAACGAAGCGTTCCTTGAACGTTTCCCTATCACTTGTGAGCAGGAATATCCTTCTCCTGCGATCGAGAAGAAAATCATTGGCGGTGTTTTCGAAAGCCTTGAAATCAACGATGCTGACTTTGTGAGCTCTCTTGTTGACTGGGCTGACATCGTTCGGAAGACTTTCGTTGATGGCGGTGTTGATGAGATTATCTCTACTCGTCGTCTGGTCCATATCGCAAAAGCTTACTCTATCTTCGGTGACAAGATGAAAGCTATTGAGTTGTGTATCAACCGCTTCGATGAAGACACCAAAGCTTCTTTCCGTGACTTGTATACAAAACTTGATGCGGATGTAGAAATTAATGAGGTCAACGAAGAAATACCATTCTAAGTTGACTATATAGTTGCGAGGGCAGAGATGTCCTCGCATGTTTTGTAACTAATTGAATTGAAGGTGGATATATGAATATTGAAATTTCGACTGAAGAATTACGCAAACGTAAACTCTTCGTCGCCACTCCCATGTATGGCGGTAATTGCCATGGCATGTATGCGAAAGCAATCGCTGACCTAACCAAGCTATGTCAAGCATATGGGGTTGAGTGTCGGCTGTTTTATCTCTTTAACGAATCGCTAATTACACGTGCTCGCAACTACTGCGTGGACGAGTTTTTGCGTTCTGACAGCACACATATGATGTTTATTGATAGTGACATCGGCTTTGACCCACAGGACGTTCTAACGCTTGCTGCGTTGATGGATCCAGAGGATGAGAAGTATGAGATTATGTGTGGTCCATATCCGAAGAAAACTATTGCTTGGGAAAAGATCAAGCTTGCGGTTGATAAAGGGTATGCGGATGACAATCCAGGCAACCTTGAAAAGTATGTTGGTGACTATGTGTTCAACCCTGCTGAGGGTCAGTCACAGATCCGTATTGATGAGCCAGTATCTGTTCTAGAGGGTGGCACAGGATTTATGATGATCACTCGTTCAGCGTTTGAGAAGTTCGATAAAGCATATCCTGAATATTCATATCTGCCTGATCATGTTCGTACAAAGAACTTCGATGGCTCACGTGAGATCATGATGTACTTCCAAGCTCTGATTGACGAGAAAACCAAACGCTATCTGTCAGAGGATTATATGTTCTGTCAGTGGATGCGTAACGTTGGAGTTGAGGTTTGGTTCTGTCCTTGGATGAAACTGCTTCACTGTGGTTCTTATGTATTCGGTGGCTCATTGACCGACATTGCTCAGTTAGGAGCATCAGCAACAGCAGACGTGTCACAAATCAAGAAGATGAAGAAATAATGATCAACTATAAGTTTAATGAGAATTTGATTCTCGATGAATTGAAAGAGTATATCGACGCAACCTATGATCAACACTATTCAACATCACAGTTTCAGACCACTGAGATTGTGATGGACAATGGTCACGGTGAGGGGTTCTGCCTTGGTAATGTTATGAAATACGCACAGCGTTATGGCAAAAAGGGAGACGCTGAAGATCAAAGAAAAGACTTGCTAAAGATCATACATTACGGTATACTTGCACTATATAATCATGATTTACACTATGGAGACGAAGAATGAAAATCAGTGATAACACCCTAAACGTTTTGAAAAACTTCTCTACAATCAATCAGTCTATTGCAATCAAATCTGGTAACGTCCTGCGGACTATCTCAGAGGGCAAAAACATTATTGCTCAGTCAACGGTAGCTGAGACATTCCCTCAAGACTTTGCTGTATATGAGCTCAACCAGTTCCTTGGTCTTGACTCTATCTTTGAAGATCCAGAGTATGAGTTTGGCGACAAGTCTGTAACAGTTAGTGAGGGGTCAACTCGTTCACGTTACACATATACAGACCCATCCATGATCACAACTCCACCTGAGAAGAACCTTGAGTTGCCTTCTCAAGAGGTTAAGTTTGACATGTCATCTGAAGCATTCACTAAGGTTCGCAATGCTGCTAACCAACTACAGCTTCCAAACATTGTAGTGCGTGGTGCGGACGGTGTTATCTCTCTGACAGCCACTGATATTTCTAACCCAACTTCAAACGAATTTTCACGTGAGGTTGGCGTGACTGATGCGGCGTTTATGTTCGTGTTCCGTCCAGAGAATTTGAAGTTGATGTCAGATGATTATTCTGTGACTATCTCATCAGCAGGCATCTCTCATTTTAAAGGTGTCAGCGTCGAGTATTGGATTGCAACTGAGAAGGGTTCAAAATATGATGGATGAAAACAAAGTAGAAATAGAGGTAGACGGTGATTCGGGAACTGTGATTACAGATATTGGGACTATAAGAGCAATTGTAGCCATGATCAATGAGATCTGTATTCCAAAGGGGGCATTTGATGATGAGCAATTGCCAATTGCCCAACAAATTGCTAGAGAGCTTGAAGAAGCGATTATGGTGTCAGTTACACCTCCACCACCTGCGCCTTGGGATGATCCGAATTGGGTAGAGGAGGACGAAAATGATTGAAATTAATGTTGAGGTCGCAAAAGCTTTAGTACAGATGATTGACACTGTAACTAAACGTGGAGCGGTGAATGGAGATGAGCTTCTCCCTGTCGCCACCATGCGCAAAGCATTAACAGATTCGCTTCAAGCTGCAGTTGAAAAGGATGAGGAGAAATAGGGTGAATAGGCGTGATAGAGTTGCTGTTGTAACAAGGAGTATTCCTGAGCACTTGACTGAACGTAATCTATTTGGTGAGCAGGTAATGATAACAAAGCGATGTTCTAAGTGTAAACAGAACAAACCTATTATCGACTTCTATGTTGCTTCAAGACGTGATACTAAAAACGCCAACTCAACTCGTGATGTTTGTATTCCTTGCTGGGATGCAGATATTAAATTGAAAAAGTCGGGAAAGAAAGATACAATAAACTCTCCTGAACTACCTATCTGAAAGACTATATTATGAATGATGATTTTTTGTGGGTCGAGAAATATCGCCCAAAAACTGTGAGTGAAACTATCCTACCTGAAAGTCTGAAAACCACCTTCCAGACTTTTGTTGATCAGAATAACATTCCCAACCTACTGCTCACTGGCAGCGCAGGTGTTGGTAAGACTACTATCGCCAAAGCAATGCTTGAAGAACTAGGCTGTGATTATATTGTGATCAACGGTTCGGATGAGGGTCGCTTGATTGACACTCTCCGAACCAAGATTAAAAACTTTGCTTCCTCCATGTCATTGGCTGGGGGTCGCAAATACGTCATCCTCGACGAGGCTGATTATCTCAACGCTGAAACAGTACAACCAGCGTTGCGTAACTTTATGGA